GCCTCTTTAGGTATAGACATACCATCATCATCTAGTGGCAAATACAATCGGATCTTAGTCTTCATAGTATTTACTACGCCATTATCACCTTCAAACTGATCACTTATTTGTTCAGTCTTAAGCTTTAGTTTCTTACCAACAAAGTCGCTGTGATCTTCTGGGTATTTTTTATATCCAGCAGCCAAAGTAAGCCTAGTAAATATCTCCGTGCTTATTCTTTTGTTATCTTCGTTAGTAGACCACAGGTTATACCACTCATTATGATCACGATACTTACCGCCATCTAGTTGGAATGTTACCTTCAGCGTCCAGTTACCTGCTTTTGACTTGTATTTGTCAGTAGCAATAACCTTGGCATTATGTTCTCCATCTGGTGCTAGAGGTGCGCCAACAGACACTTCCTCTATATTTTCAAAAAATTCTACATCACTAAAATCAGACATTTGCTTCTCCTTTATTGTCGTTTGTTAATGTAAACCCTAATTTCTCAATTAGAGCAGTTATATTTGGCTTTTCAAAGTTTTCAAGTTTGCCACTTCTGTCTTTAGCTTTATAGCCTTGACCGAAAGTAGTTTGTAGCCATCTAGTTTGAACGTTTTTACCGTCCTCATCTTGATCTTCGATAATACGTAGAGCAAGAACTTCATCAAAGAAGTATGTAATTGATTCGCCTAACTTAGTCCCGACCATCTTTGGTGCGTGTCTTAGTATGCCGTCATCATTTACTGTATCTTCTTTACAAAGAAACAACACATGCATATTTAGATCTCTAAATGCACGCATTAAATTTGTTACAGATTCCTGAACATTACCATAGGCCATACGTGGATCTTTTGTACGAGATTTCTCCCATGTCAACAAGATCTCGCTTATTTCAGAAACTGAATCTAAGCACACTGTGTCATATTGTAATTTTCCAGACTTTAAAGCATCGTGTAGTTCCATAACTTCAGACGCCTCCTTTACTTCTATAGCCTGCACGTTTTTTGCATCTTTGATAGATAACAAACCAGCTTCAGCACTTATTACAAGTACCTTGCCTGGTGCCGTTACAGCTAAAGTTGTTTTACCCGAACCAGCCATTCCATATACCAAGATTTTAGCACCTTGATTCTGGACTAACTGTTGCGGAGATACTATTCTATTTTGTATTTCCATGTCTACTCCTCTTTGTAGTGTTATATTTAACTTGTAAATTATACACTACTTAACTACAATGTGTAAAATACATTATATCGGAGAAGTAAAATGATTAATAAAGAAGAAACTATTTGGCAAGCAAATTATTATTTTAGAATAAAAACTATTGCAGTCAAAAAACTCAAGGAGCTTGAAATTATGGGTGTAAAACCTAAGTACACAGATAGGCAAGTTATTAAATATAATCTGCAAGATTACATAACTTTTCTAGGACACAAAGACGCAGCGGAGAAATTTAATTGCTCTGAAGCATCTTGTAAGTCTTGGAGGTATGGTTATAGACAACCGTCTATTGCGCAAGCAAAACAAATCATACGAGCAACAGAGGGAAGACTAGACTTTGAATCTATTTATGGTTCGATAGACGAAATTATAGATATAGAAGTTTAGTGTGTTTCAGTTAAATATAACTGAGGACGACACATCCTTAGAGCAAGCACTTGCCTACTATGATGATGGCTATAATGTAGTTCCTTTACAAAGATCTAACAAAAAACCACCTCCGTTCTTGGGTAGCTGGGAACAATATAAAGTTGCTAGACCCTCTAGGAACCTTGTAGAATCGTGGTTTAAGGACAGAGACAACCTACAGGTAGCTTTAATCTGTGGTAAGTTTGTTGTGGTTGATGCAGACTCTCCTGAGGCTATGGGCTGGGTAGAAAAGAATATGCCTGCATGTCCTTTTAAAGTTATTACTGGTAAAGGTATGCATTACTATTATAACAATCCACAGAACTATACTACCTTTGCAACAAGACGAACTACTGAAACTCCAATTGAAAGATTAATAGATATTAGAGGCACGGGTGGTTTGATAATAGCACCTTGGAATAGACATGCTAACGGCCAAGTATATAAACCAGTGACCTTTCCAGATTGGAAAATATTTGATCATAACGATTTACCAGACTTTACAGAAGTTGAGTTTCAGAAAATAACAGGCGTACCAAAAACAGAAACAGGAGTGCAAACAGCTCCATTTTCATTGGAAGGAGTATTGGAAGGATCTAGAAATGATGGGGCTGCTAGAATAGCAGGGTACCTTATATCTAAAACCGTCAACACAGAATTTGTAAAAATCTTTCTACAAAACTGGAACAAAAATAACAATCCACCCTTGCCACAGGACGAAATAGATTGTGTTGTAGAGAGTGTTAAAAACACACATGATAGAAAAAATAAGATAGCACCATTGTTTATACAAGCATCAGCAACTATACAAAAACCAAAAGATTTATTTAATCCACCAGGTTTACTTAAAGACATGTTTAAGTTTTGTGAAGAGATTGCACAGGTACCTCAACCAGAACTTTCGCTTGTTGGAGCACTTGCTCTTACTAGTGTTGTTTGTGGCAGAATTTATAGAACTAATATGAATAACTTTTCTTCTATGTATTTCATGGGTATTGCTAAGTCGGGTCAAGGTAAAGAAAACATTAAGACATTTGTGGAAAGCGTATTGAATGCCTCAGACCATGAAAAGCTTATTGTAGGAGATGGTTATACATCAAGTGGTGCTGTCCATTCTGTATTAAAAATGAGACCTACTCAGATAACTATCATGGATGAATTTGGTAAGAGACTAGAAGCAATTGGTGCCTCTGGTAACACTAACAAAGAAGATGGAATACAGACTCTCATGGAAGCATGGGGTCGGTGTCATGGTACTCTAAGACCTGACAACTATTCACTCATGAATGTACAAGAAAACTATAAAGAACAGATGATGAACAGAGTGACTCATAAGCCAGCCATTACATTAGTTGGCCTCTCTGTTCCTAAGAATTTTTATAGCGCGTTAAATGGTGGCAGGATTGCAGACGGGTTCCTAAACCGTTTCGTAGTCGTTGAATCTAAAGAGCCTAGGAGAGTAGGACAACTCAAAAGATTTAACACGCCACCTACCTCTATTATTAACTGGGTTAATTACGTTAGAAGACAAAGAGGATCTATGAGTGATCTATCACGTAATAATGCAGAGATGGATCTTGATCAAATTGTTCTTAACTTTGATAAGGAATCAGAAGAGATACTACAAGACTTTGCAAGAGAGATAGTTAAAAGACAGGATATATTAGAAAAAGACAACCTAGAGCCTCTTCTAAGCCGTTCTAAAGAGAAGGCTATGCGTTTATCGTTGTTATGCACTCTTGCAACCAATGCAGACGCTAAGACGATTACAGGGGATGTAACACGTTGGGCTGTAGATTTTATAAGATACTACGATTTATTGTTTATTGAAGCCTGTAGAGACAAGGTGGCGAGTAGTGCAACCGAGTCTAAGATCAAACAAGTATTATCATTTATTAGATCTAGGAATGGAGAAGGTATCTCTAAACGTGAGGTAGACAGACACGAACTATTCCGTAGCATGAAGTCTTATGAAGTGAAAGAGATTATTGAGAGGCTTAAGAATGCAGGTGAGATACAAGAGGTTGAGATCAAAGTGGGCGGTAAGGGAAGACCAGCTAAAAGGTTTGTCGCTGTCGATCCTACTTTCTTTGAGGATAATTAGATTATTGGTCTACCAGCAACCTGTTCTGCAAAGTCTAATCGTTCTTGCGACATAGGATCATCAGGTAAACCGGTAGACTGAACATCTGGTAACTGCATCTGTGATGTGCTGATAGGTGCGGTTACTTGCTCTCTAAGTTTTTGAAACATGTTAAGACCTTGACCGGCCTGTCCTTGCACATCACTACCTGTAAAACCAGCAGCAGTAGCAGTTTTGCTTACACCTTTATCAATCAAATTAGCAGCTCCTTCAGCAAATGGAACTAACTCACCGTCTACATATCTTAATCCTGCTTGTCTGGCTGCTGTGTTAAATAATCTAATTGCAGTTGCAATAGAACCTTGGTCAGTTTTAGCCATAGCAGCTACAAAGGCCCTATTTGTAAACAAGGCTCTAACTAGAGCTAAACTGGTTAATATAGGTAAAGTTGCTAATGGAGCAAAAACAATACTGGCAGCTATACCAGCAGCAATCAGCCCTCCTGCTCCTCCACTTCTACCAGACTCGCCTTTAGTTAATACGTCAACTTCTCTTTGGAAATTTCTCAAACCTTTAGCAACGTCTCTTCCGAACATGGCTTCAAGAGTTTCATCACCATAACTATCCAATGCTGTTTTTAAATTTTGGTGTTTAAATAAATCAGTAATTTTACCTTTACCATTAAAGTCTATAGATTTAGCTAAAAGCTTTTGCATACTAGCTTGCTGAATACTGTTAAATACCTCAGGCCTATCTTTTAGAGTTTCTTTAAGCAATCTAATATTTTCTGAAGATCCACGTCTAAATATTTTAGTAACTGTTTCTTCTATTCCTGCTTGTGGTAAGTCTGATATGGCCCTATTTGCTTGGAACCTTGCTCTTTTTTCTGAAGTTTTTGCTAATTCCTCTAATCCCCCAATAAAAGCTCTGCCTTGGGCTTCTGCGTTTAAACCTTGTTTAGCATTTTGAACAGTAAAGTTATTAACTAAATTTTTAAGATCTTGAGGTTTTAAGTTAGGGCTAATCATATTTAATTGATTAATAGTTTCCCTTACACGTGTACCAGAACCTACTCCAGTAGCTGAATTGGTGAATAATGAATCGAATTTACCAACATTTTCTAAGTCAAACTTTAACATTGATCTTGCAAATTGAGTAAAGTCTATATCTGTTAAACCATCTTTTGTTGCACTTTGAAACGCATCTGCAAAGAGTCTATTTTTAAGTTGTGCCTTTAAAGAATTTTCAGTAGTCATTTTTTGACCACTTGAACTTAATTTAGTTTTTCCAATTTTTTCTAAATATTCATCATAGCCACGCAAGCCTTTAAATATATTATTTAGTTGTGTATTGCTACCAGCTAATATTGCTTCTTTATAAACCTTGTCTGCATTTGTAGACCCCTTCCTTGCATTAGATATAAGTCTATCCATTTCTAATGTATCAAAAGGTTCCATTCTTTCAAAATGTAATTTGTTAGCATCTCTAAGATCATCTACCGCTCTTTTAATCACCAATGCATCTTTAGGCATTAATCTATATCCAGAATTTGCTAAAGCTTGAGATATTACTTTATTACCATCTTGTGCTAGTTCAGTTAAAATACTATCGCCATTGTTAAGACTTATACCGCCTTTCGCGTTGTAGTCATCAAGAGTTCTCATAACGTCAGTAAGCAGCTTTCTTTCGTGTGATGCTGAAAGCGTTTCTGTTGTA